TGGAATATGTCATCATCCTCCTCATATTATGTTGGGAGACATTGGACAAATGCTGTTGAAATTCACGATGGGTTTATACCACAAGTATCCATATACAACAAAGCACTCACAGCATCAGAAATCCAACAAAACTATAATGCACTTAAAGGTAGGTATCAGTAATGGGAGTTTATGCAGGAGTCACTACAGAATATCTTACACAGGATGATGCAAGTAAAATTGCACCAGCACTTTTAAAGTATAGAATTTGGGCAAAATCAAAAGGTGCTACCGATTTGGGAAGACCAACAGTAGATTTTAATTTTGCTGATAATAAAAGTTTAGTTGATGAAGTAAGTGGAAATAGTTTGATTGATTTTGCTAGAAGCACTACTGCAACGTATGTTGGTAGTGATGGGTTGATTAAGACCAGTCCGGTTAATTTGTTGCCGTATAGTGAGCAGTTTGATCAGTGGAATGATTTTGGAAATACCGTATTATCTAATTCGGTAAAAGCACCTAACGAAACAGTAACAGCAGATACTGTCACAATAAATGCTGCCTACGCTAGTGTGCTTACCTACCACGGTAACTTCGCAGCAGAAGGCGGTACAGCATACACCTTCTCTATATGGTTAAAAGCAGATTCTCCTCGTAATTTTGGTTATATTTTTTACGACGATGTTTCTGGAGTACAATCTGGAACTTTCTCTGTCACTACTAATTGGGAAAGATTTGAAGTCACTAAAACATATGGAGTGGGATCCACAGATCAAAGAGTGGGTATAGGATGGAACACTGTTACTACTGCTTATGCCTGGGGAGCACAAATTGAAAAAGACATAACCGCCAATGATTACCTCCCAACAAGTGGAACAAAAAGTGGAGCACCACGATTTGATCATGATCCTTTGACTGGTGAATGTCGAGGATTATTAATTGAAGAGGGTAGAACTAATCTTGTATCTACTAGTATTCCTTCTGGTTGGGGTGATTTTAATAGAACGACGGAAACTACTGGAATTACTGCTCCTGATGGAAGTACTGATGCAAAAAACTATGACAATACTGGGGGAACAGTAAATGATTTTGTTTACGTAAATGTTAACACTACATTATCTACTGGAGATAGTTATGTGATCAGTGTTTTTAGTAATAAATCAGAAACTGATATATCTCAAGGAGGACTTGCCAGTGGAAAGTATACTGCATTGGGATCTACTCAACATATACAGTATCAAAATGGTTGGTATAGGCATTGGAGAGCATATGAAGCAACCCAAGATAATCCAAACATAACTCCACAGATTGTAATATATACGTCTGGAACTCTTTCAAATCAAACTCTCTGGGGACTGCAAGTTGAACCAGTACTTGAAACAAATTCATTTGAGTTCCCAACATCTTATATACCTACAAGTGGATCACAAGTAACTAGGTCTCCTGATCTTACTGAAATTGATGGTACTAATTTTACTAGTTGGTATAACTCAAGTGAAAGTACCATCTATAGTGAATTTAACGGATTTATCCCGACCGGTGCAACTGGAGCATATTTTGGATCTAATACTAATGGATGGGGTTTTTATAGTAGTACAACATCTAATATTGTAAATAAGGGAAGCACCAATCATTCTCCAGATGGGGGATCTTTTTCAGTATCTAATGGTCAGATTTCTGAGTTTAGAGGTGCAATTTCTCAGAGTGATGTTGATGGAGAAACATCTTATGCAGTTAATGGAAGTATGATTGCCACTGATGCAACCAGATCAGGTCCATATAGTCTTACTGGGAGTCATATTGGAATGTCAGTATCTGCTGCAGACACTGGATCTGAATCTCAAACAAGAGGTTCATTTGTAGTTAGGAGAACTACTTATTGGAACAGAAGAGTTACAAATGCAGTCCTTGAATCACTAACTGAGTGATAGTTTGTAAATTGTCACAAGGGGACTTGACTAAATAGAAAAGAGGGTCTATTGTAGACCCATCGTTCATCCGGGTGGTATTCGCTATGCACATAGCATAGAAAGACGCCACAGGACGCAAGTAAGTCGCGGAACGGAGCCGTTCATCCCATGCTAGAGTTATTATTTTATTCAACACTCACCTGCCAACAAGCTGATTCAATCATGCTGAAGATGAAAGCAAACGAGAATATCTCAAATGCTTTTAAGGTAGAGTTGATAGAGACCGTAAAGGAATCTGTCCCTGAGTGCTTCTGGGACGCACACGACTGAAGGAACGGGGATTAAACCACCCTCATTACTTTAGGAGTAACACAATGAATACGCTTACTATCATCAAGCGCCAGATTCAGAAGGCATCTGCCCTTCACGACGCACAAGTTCTTCACACCTCATATCGTGGTGTTGAGTATAAGTGCAAGCAGACGGGTGAGGAAACTCACGGATCTTTCTGCTATCGTGGTCGCACATACACCAAGTGATGGGTTGACAAAACCTTTTACTTAGTGTATACTATAACTTCCGTGTGAAGGAAGTGACCGGAGAGGGTTCATCCCCTCTCTTTTTTTCTCTAAATTATGTCTTATTTTACGTGTACATCTGACGCTCTCTATGATCGTCATTCATACAAGATCATCTTTAAGAACAAAAAAGCAATGAAGTTTGATGACTATGCGACCATGAGAAAAACTTGGTTTGAATGGGCACAAACTAACCAACTAGATAGGGTAGAGATTTTGGATTTATAGTATGGGAATGTTTGACACCATTAATACTTCATGTGATTTAGGACCAGGTTTTTGGAATAAGAACTTGCAAACTAAAGATCTTGAGTGTATAATGTCTCTCTATTGGATTGATCCTAAGGGTCATCTATTTCAAATTGATTATTCAGGAACTGCTGACTTTGATATAAATGCAGCAGTGGGTTGGAACGTTACTCCCAACGGTAATCATGGAAAAGTAAGTCCGATCTTACTTACAAAAACCATAGAAGTATATCCTACTAAATGGGATACACACTATTCTCCTCTACCGAGGAAACTTATTACATTTATTGATGGAGTATTACAGCATGAAGAAACTGTCAGTTTTAATTGCGTTAATGATGGCGGCATCTCCCGTCTTCGCTAACGACGATAAGATTACGCAAGGATACAAGAGTATGGATTCTCTTGGATGTCTTCTCCTTGGAGAATGTATTGACAATGTAGATCCTATTTGGGGTATTGATTATCTTGCACAAGAGTATCCACTATCAAATTATGCACCAGTTGCAGAAGAGTTTCAACGTATGTTGAATGCACTTACTATGATTGACGTGCAAGTATATCTTGCTGATGAAAAGTATTTCCCACCAGGTCACCGTGGTGTCTATCATACGGTAACTAATACTTTCTATTTGAATGACTCATATATGTTTGATCCTGCTACTCTTATGTCAGTCATGCGTCATGAAGGATGGCACGCTGCACAAGATTGTATGGCAGGAACCATTGATAATACTATGATTGCTCTTATCATGCCTGAAGGCAATGTTCCAATGCTGTGGCGTGAAATGGTAGAACGTACCTATCCTGAGTCAGCGTGGCCATGGGAGAAAGAAGCAACCTGGGCAGGTAAAACTGAGAACATGACCATGGAAGCACTCGAAGCATGTGAAGGTGGTGCCATGTGGGAGATCTATACACCCACACCAAAGACACGCGAGTGGTTACAAAGAAATGGATACCTTAAGGGGGGTTGACAAATGGATTTGAATGTAGTATCATACCCACATGAGCAATGCAAAGCGTATTAATCCACCTTGTAGCGTTCTGGAATGTAGTCGTAATGAATTGCATTCAACCAGTCAACTGGGAGCAATGTGCTCCCGTTCATAGATGGTTATTACCAGAGGTTGTAGAAGGATACAAACTCTGGTCTGGTCAAACAAAACCATATGAAAACGAAAAAGTTTTCTTGGAGAGTCAATCCGATAGGTGACGGAACCGCTCTTGAAAAGCGTCGAGGTGTTAAAGCCCTTGAGAGTTCGATTCTCTCACTCTCCGTTGTCAGGTGTTTATCTCCTGACATGTATATGTATTCTATTTGTATACATATACTACAACTGTCACATTTAAATAAGTATTTTTACGTGTGTCAATTGTATAATTAACAACGAGACATGTCGATGTCTCTATTCATCTGCGGGTAACCATTCCGCAAGTAACTAAAGGTAATTAAACAAAATGATTAAATCTGTATTCGCAGCACTGTCTGCAACTGCTTTCTCTGCTGGTGCCGCTTTCGCTGGTCCCTACGTTAACGTAGAAGCCAACTCCGGTTTCACGGGATCCAACTACAACGGAACCGCCACCGACCTTCACGTTGGTTTTGAAGGCGAACTCGGTGAGAGTGCTTCATACTATGTCCAGGGTGGTGCTACTGTTGTCAGTCCTGATGGTGCTGAGAGCGACACCGTTCCTTCTGGTAAGGCAGGTCTCGGTCTTTCATTGACCGATGCTCTGGGTGCATATGGTGAAGTGTCCTTCGTTGGTTCAGGTGATTCTGACATCGACCGTGGTTATGGAACCAAGTTGGGTCTGAAGTACTCCTTCTGATCTTTCATTTGATATAGGGAACTTCGGTTCCCTTTTTTTATGATTGTGAAAAAGATCTTACCCATACTGACTCACCCAATAACTGGATTCAACTTATGTATTGTTGGATTGTTACTTGTGGTTCAGTTCGTACATACTAAAGCACACTTCACTTTAGAATCTGATGTCCATGGTCATGTGCATAGGACATTGAAGAAAAATCCAAACTTAGCACGGTCTAGTTGCTATCAATTAGATTTATAGGCACATGAGGGTTGACGACCCTCCTTTTTTATGCTATGATTCCTACAGTAATTCCTAAGGAGGTTATGGAAGTAATTCTTTATTCAAAGAATGAATGTCAATGGTGTGATAGGGCAAAGATGCTCTTCGATAACCTAGACGTGCAATACAAAGAGTATAAGTATGAGAGGGACTTTACTAAACCACAGTTCTATGCTGAGTTTGGTGAAGGTGCTACTTTCCCACAGATCTCCATCAATACTAAACACATCGGTGGGTTTAAAGATACCCTTCATTATTTTCAAGAAAATAATTTAATCTAATGTCATTCAAAGAAACTGATGAACTCTATTACCTTGTAGAGAAATCAATTGATGATGCTTTTAATGAAAAGTTTTTATTTAATCTTTATGTCTACGTAAAACTATGTGAGTTTAAACGTGTAGAGATTAGAGATTTTATTGAAAGTTCTACTGCGGCAAACATATCTAGTATCGTGTTTGATTTAGAACTCTACATTAAAGGTGGAGATGAAATTTCTAAACAAGCATACGGTCATCTAAGTATATCAAAAGCACGTAGAGTTAAAGATTATTTGTACAAAATTCTTACAGATGCATGGAAGTATGAACAAGAACGAAGACCAGGAAGAAAACCTGGAACTAAAAACAGACGAAAACGAACTTCAGTTGCCCATAAATAAAGGTGACGAGTTTATGCGTCTTAGGAGGAAGCGATCCGGATCATTAGAACAATCGGTTGAACCTAAGCACGGAGATAGACAGATGACAACCTCAATTATTCTAGTATTTTCTACACTAATCACACTAGGTGGAACACTACTTGGATTTTTATTTGGATGGTTTGCTCACTCATATTTTGTTAGTTTTGTTGATATTCTTATCGGAGAACAAGCAGAAGAGCAGGTTGCATACACTCCACACCCAGAGATGATGGATGAAGAAGGTAACCCTATTCCTTTTCAAGTTTCTAAACTTATCAGTGTAGAATTTGATCAGAGAGATGCCTTTGATACTGATCCATTTCCTGAGGACTAAATACTAAAACACACGACTTATTTGTATTTCTTATGAAACTTTTGATTTCTGAAGTTATCAAAAAGGCATCTAATGCCAAAACAAAAACTGAAAAGATTAAAATTCTTCAATCTAATAGTACTCAAGCACTTCGATCAGTTCTGAAATGGAATTTTGATTCTGCTATACAATCAGATCTACCTGAAGGAGATGTACCCTTCAATAAAAATGATGCTCCCATCGGTACAGAGCATACTGTATTAGAAAGAGAGTATCGTAATCTTTGGAGATTTATTAAAGGTGCAAATCATCTTTCTCGTACTAAGAGAGAGCAACTATTCATTCAACTTTTAGAAGGTCTGCATGAATCTGAGGCAGAGATTGTTTGTCTTGCAAAAGATAAACTCCTTCAAACAAAATTCAGAGTTACTCATGCAGTAGTGAAGGAAGCATTTCCTGAAATTGTATGGAGTGTATGAGTGGTCAACATTGTCAATGAACAACGAGTGATTTACATGATTAAAAAGTGCATACAGGAGGAACAGAATGACCGAGAAACTTTCCACAGAGTCACCCTATCAAATCCAGGATTCTGTGAAGACCGAATCCGAGAACTCATCGATGAATTTCAATCTAACAGACGCTGATAAAAAACTACTAAGATCTAAGTATGATGTAGTAGTTTTTTCTCATGATTGCGATCCTAAAACTATTAACAAAAAAGATTGGCCATATAATGCTGTGTTAGTAGTGTATGAGATCGATGGCGAAGTTCATTATGATCATGCAGGTGGTCCTAAGAACGTTAAAGTGTTTGATGCTTATCATGATATTCTCAAACCATTAGGGGGTAAAATCTTGACAATGGAAACTATGTATGGTATGGTTAATCCGAAACTTTGGGGTAACAAACCTAAAAAAGAAAAAAAATGAGCACTGATTGGCGCTACAACGAAGAGCGTATGGAACTACGCCAACAGGTCTACACCATTCTTCTTAATAAGTATGGTGGTTTGACCAAGGAAAATGGAGAACCGATACACAGCATGGAGAGTATTCAAAATTGCTGTCATGATTGGGTCTCTCAAGGACACGTCAGTTCGTCTGGTATTGTAAAGTATTTTTTAGCATATTATGCAGGTTAAAGTTATTAGTGTTACCCCAGATGCTGAAGCACACATGGGGTATGTGGCAAGGGTGAGCAACCCTAACAATCAAGACAATCCAAAGGTTGCTGGTCTTTTATCCTATTGCATCAAACACAACCACTGGAGCGTCTTTGAGCAGGCATACATGACGCTTGAGATCCAGACCACCAGGGGACTGGCGGCACAGATATTACGTCATCGAAGTTTCACTTATCAAGAATTCTCACAACGGTATGCTGACAGTTCTATGTTGACGGATGTCATTCCTCTACCAGAACTTCGTCGTCAGGATACAAAGAACAGGCAGAATAGTATCGATGATATCGATGCCTTTACTAGGCAAAGATTTGAAATGGCAATGCAAAACTATTTTGCTGAAGGTATGGATCTTTATCGTGAGATGCTTGCTCAAGGTATTGCAAAAGAATGTGCTCGTTTTGTACTTCCTTTGGCAGTTCCCACCAAAATTTACATGACGGGATCAGTTCGGTCATGGATTCATTACATCGATCTGCGTTCCGCTAATGGAACACAGAAAGAACACATGGACATTGCAAATGAATGTAAGTGTTTATTTGCAGGTCAATTTCCAATAGTCGCAGAAGCATTAGGATGGACAAAACATGAAACTACTAACACTTGATGATTACCAAAGGGCAGGAGAAACATTCTGGCCAAAGTATTGGTACGTTGCCAAAGAACTTGGTGAAGGTGCTAAGACCGAAGACATTCTTAAATGTATGGAGGCAGTCGGTGGTGTTGCATTAAAGGTAGCACTAGAAGAAAAATCAGCAGGTCCTTTTGGATTTAATAAAACAAAAGAGGGGGAAGGCGATGCCGACGTACCAGTTCAGGAATAAAGACACTGGAGAGATCACTGAAGTTCGTATGAGTTTCACTGTTCTCGATAAATACAAAGATGATAACCAACATCTCGAACAGTACCATGATTCATTTCCTGGTCTTGTTGCTGATGCTGGCGTCAGGAACAAAGTTCCTGACGGTTTCAGAGATGTTCTGAAATCTATCAAAAAAGCAAACATTAGATCAAACATTGATACCCATTAACCCTTATGTCAAGAAAAAGGAAGGACATTCAGTTCGACTTTGTTAATAGCACTCCAAAACAAATGAGACGTAGGAAACCAATTAATGGTGATCACTTAAATGAGATCACTCCATTAACTGAAAATCAAACACTTGCATTTGATGCTTACGATAACGGTAAAAACCTTTTTCTCTATGGTTGTGCAGGTACAGGTAAAACGTTCATTGCAATGTATATGGCATTGAAGGAGATTCTTTCAGGAACATCTCCATATGAAAAACTTTACATGGTTCGTTCTCTTGTCCCTACGAGAGAGATTGGATTTCTTCCAGGAGATCATGAAGACAAGTCAAACTTGTATCAGATACCCTATAAGAATATGGTTGAACATATGTTTAAGATGCCTGATGATCCGGCATACAACATGCTGTATGATAATCTAAAGGCACAAGAAACTATATCTTTCTGGAGCACATCTTTTCTCCGTGGCACGACACTTAACAATGCTATTGTTATTGTTGATGAGTGTCAAAATCTTAACTTCCATGAGTTAGATTCTATCATTACACGTGTTGGTACTGACTGTAAGATCATTTTTGCCGGTGATGTTATGCAAACTGATCTTGTTAAAACGAATGAACGTAATGGTATTCTTGACTTTATGAAAATTCTTGAGGTTATGGAAGAGTTTACTAGTGTTGAATTTGGCACTGATGACATTGTAAGAAGTGGTCTTATCCGTTCTTACATTCTTAGTAAAATGCATTTAGGATTTGGTTAATGTTTACTCATGTTGATATGGGTGTCCTTCTTGAGGACATCAAGGCGACTACTGCATCTAGTGGAAAAAGAGTTTATGCTGTTGGTGAGAAGGATTACCCATCTATCTCTACCATTTGTTCTTATCGCAAACGTCAATCCATTGTAGAATGGAGGAAAAGAGTAGGTAATGAAGAGGCAACTAAAATATCCACTAGAGCAGCAACTGTTGGAACCTCACTACATAGTATGGTGGAAGATTATCTAAACAATAATCTTGATTTAAAAAGGTACAAAGATAAGTATCTTGCATTAATACTTTTCAAACAGGGTAAGTCCATGTTCAATCGTATTAATAATATCCACTTTCAAGAGGCACCTTTATACAGTCACAAGTTTGGGATTGCTGGAAGAGTTGACTGCATTGCTGAGTTTGACGGCAAACTCTCGATCATAGATTTCAAAACTTCCGGTAAAGAGAAGAAAGAATCTTGGATTGAGAGTTACTTTGTTCAAGAGACAGGGTATGCTAAGATGTATGAAGAACGATCTGGAATTAAAGTGGAACAAATTGTTACACTAATTACTTGCCAGACAGGTGACATTCAAGTATTCATAAAGAATCCTGAAGATTACGTGCCTCTGCTAAAAGATTACATTGCAGAGTACAAAGATGCCCACCAAATCTGACAAAAACATTGATCAATTAATTGATGATAACTTTATGGATAAGAACAAGTTTTCAATGGCAATTGAGAACATTGTGAAAGACAGTAACAAAAGTATTAACTACATTGATGCTATCGTAGATTTCTGCGATGCAAAAGACCTTGAAGTTGAGACAGTTGTAAAGTTAATCGCACCCTCATTGAAGGAAAAGATTAAAGCAGAGGCAACACGCCTCAACTACATTAAGAAAACCACTAGAGGTGTACTTCCTATTTAATTATGTCTGCTTTTGAAGTTTATCGTACTTACGTTGCAATTAAAACTCATTTTACAACGGATAGGTACGATTATTTTCGTTATGGTAACAACTTAAATAGAGTTACCCCAGAAACATTTAACAAACGTAACGATATATATTTCTTTGAGCGCCTAGGTTCTCAATATAAAGAAAAAGATGTCGTTGAATTTTTTGTTTCTAATTTTATTGTCAATTCAAATTTCTATATTAAAAATATGGATGTTGAGAATTTGAACGAGTGGAGAAGACGCCAACAAAGTATTACATACTTGTTCAAATCTGATCTAGAAAATCTTGTGAATGAATGTGAAACACTTAACAATGCCTTGCAGTGTACGAAAGGAACACATTCAAAAGCACTTAGAATGGTTCTAGGTGGTCATATTATGTTAGAAACATTTGTATTGTTAAATAGATTGACGAGGTTTTCTAATCAATACGATAAAATTATTGGGGATGATGTCATTTGGAAACGAATGTCAAAAATCTTAAAAAAGTATGATCCATTTGTTAACTTCGACACATCAAAAGCAAAGGCATTAGTGGTAGAACATTTATGAATGATTCAAATTTATTCTCATCTGAGATTGTGCGTAGAGAAGCAGAGAGAATGCATGAATTGTATAAAACTTTAGTTTCTCGTATGTACAAATTTGAAGACATGGAAAGAGAAGAAAAGAAACAAATGCTTGACGATATGGATGCTCTTGTTGAGAAACAAAAGATTCTATATACTAGGGTCATGCTCTCAAATGATGATGATAGTCAACAGGTGAAGGAAAACTTTAGAGTTGCTGCGAAGCAAATGGGAATTCCCTCACAAAATGTTGGTCCTGAGATTTTCGATCTTGCCAAAAAAGCAGTCGATTCCTTGAGAGATGCCTTTGAAAGCGAAGAGGGTTGACAAGACCCACTTCATATGGTATGATAATACAGTCAATATGACACAAACCAAACAATCCAAACAATACGGAGAATATTTAAATGTCTTTTGAATCACTGAAGAGTAAAACTTCACTGCTTGACAAATTGAATGCAGAGTTAAGCAAAGAAGGTAAATCAGGTTATATCGATGATCGTCTTTGGAAACCTCAGATGGGTAAAGATGATGTTGGTAGTGCAGTTATTCGATTCCTTCCTATCTCAGATGAAGATGCAATGCCTTGGGCAAAGGTCTGGAGTCATGCATTTAAAGGTCCTGGTGGATGGTATATTGAGAACTCTCTTACTACTCTTGGACAGACCGATCCTATTGCAGAACTGAATCGTTCTCTTTGGAATAGTGGTCTTGAATCTGATAAAGAAGTTGCACGTAAGCAGAAACGTAAACTGTCTTACTATTCAAACATCTATGTTATTGAGGATCGTGCTAATCCTGATAACGAAGGTAAAGTATTCCTTTATAAGTATGGTAAGAAAATTCACGATAAAATTCTTGCACTAGTACAACCTGATTTTAAAGGTGTAGAATCAATTGATCCTTTTGATCTTTGGAATGGTGCTGATTTCCATCTTCGCATTAAGAAGGTTGCAGGTTTCTGGAATTATGATTCTTCTGTGTTTGCTCCACAGGGAAAACTGGGTGATTTCCCTACAGAAAAATTGAGGGAGATCTTCAATCAGATGCATGATTTGAGTGAGTTTACTGACCCTAATGGCAAGCACTTTAAAACGTATGCTGAACTTGGAGCACGTCTTAACGCTGTGCTAAATAGCAACCGACCAATTTCTAAAGAGGTTATTGATGAAGAGGTAGCATACATGCCAAGTGCTGTTCCTGCTGCAATGAAAGAAGAATTGAGTACATTGAACTCTGGATTTAATGATCCTGATATCACGTCAAGTTCTCCTTTCCTTAGAACTGATGAGTCGAATAAAAACTATGATTACTTCGACCAACTTGCTAACGAAGAGATGTAATATAAAGGGGGGTCTAAAAAAAGATCCCCCTTTTTTTTGTCAAAACGAAATCGACCTTTTAGTTTCAAAAAAAGTCGGGAAAAAAACCCGGCAAAAAATTGGTCAAAAGGGTCGATGATAAATAATCAAGATGTGATTTAGATTTATGCTGTCTACACAATACCGTCTACGACTGGAGTTTATCTGTAAATGTATTGCTAATGGTGAAGAAGTAAAGTTGTCTGATATGATTTGGGCAAATAAACTTGCTAAGGCAAATACAACTGCTAATGAGATGTTAAAGATGGCTAGACGCCAAATAACACAACAGATTGAAGAAGGTAGTTTGGATGATTTTATGAATAGGATGGGTTTAGGAGATCCCGATCCATCCAATTATAAGACGGGATTTGGATCTGCTGATGAGATTGCAGATTGGTTTAATCATGAAAAAAGAGACGATTGGAGGCAACGTGACTAAAACAGAATGTAAAGAGAAATTGATAAAGTATGTCAATGCACAACTTAACAAGTTGAATGCAGAACAATTAAACAAGTTAGTTAAGAAGCATACCACCAAGAGGAAACCTAGAAAGAAACGCAAATGACTGATTATGTCTGTATCCCCATGTGGGATCCTATTTACGAGATGATGCGCTATCATTGGGTACACAAGTCAGAAAAGGATCCTATCCAATTTGTTGAAAATCTCAACCCAGAGCAAGAACTGCTATGAGTAGTAAAATGCTATTCCTAGTTGACATTGGTAATGGTAGATGTGTCAGTCACGATGGATACATTCAAATTGGTATCTTCTCTCATAGTGTAGAGAAGCATCTTGAGTTATGTCCTGAACAGGAATGGCAGGTAACATACTGGATGCCTGATCCATTCTGTATCAGATATCCAAGACCAAACTATCAGCATACTATGAAAGCGAACGAAGGTTCTCCTAAAACTGATAATGCTACTGATAGTCGTCCTAGAGACTTCCCAGACCAAGCAACGAATCGACTTGAGAGAACATTATGAAGATGTGGGAGACAAAATGCTCTGGGTGTGGTAAGATGGTTCCAGCGAATGAAACACCTCAAGTTGGACACCAAGCACCTGATGGCAGTTGGGTAAATTCGTTATGCAAACCTTGTTGGTTAAAATCTAAAAAATGAACATCATTGTCCCGATGAGAATAACTGGTAGTATCCTAGTGATTACTGCCTATTTTGTTGTTCTTCACATTAATACAACTCTTGGAGTTGCATTACATTTTGTTGCAGATATGATTTCAGTACCATATTTTGTACTGACAAAATCATGGGATGTGGTTATAATGCTTATGTTCCTCCTAGCAATCAGCTTTAGTAAACTTTTAGTATGAACATCTTTGTTAATGAATTAATTAATATTTCTTTTTAGTGTTTCTGATACAAACTCGGTACTAGTAGTAAATTTCATTTCTTTAGTAAAGATATCAACAAACTCTTCTATTAGATCTTCCTTTAA